CCGTATGGCAAATCTTTGAGACCCGATCTTAAAGCATCCTTATCTCTTGTATCGTATTTGCCTACAATAAAATATCCAAATCCTTGTGGGGCGCCTAACGTCGGAAACGCGTCATCTGGAACATAATTTGTTCTATGTCGACTGCCATCAACAAATGTCACTCTTTTATCATTATAGTCTTGAACAAACGGAATTGCCTTGTAATTTTCAAAGCACTTCGCAGACCTTTTGACAATTCTATTATCGTATGATCCTGCATCTGCAACTGATTCAAGAGCGTCTTTTATTTCTTCTAATAGAGAGTCAACCACTTCGCCTCCAAAGTCAGAATCTTTCCATTTAAATATTACTTTGCCACCGTGATAAATCCCTGGACTAACCTTTACTGTTATGCCGTTAAGTTCGTCTGCAATTTTTTCGCATATAGGTGTTATTTCCTTAACGAAAATTCTAGCAGAATCTTCGCCATCATATGTATAAATGACTATTTCATTACAATCTTGTCCCGCTCCATCACCTTCTTCGTTTTCATAAGAAGTTACATCCAAACTACATTTAACTCTTCTTTTGAGAACCTTTCTGATGGCTTCTATTTGTTCGAGGCCATCCCCCTTTCCTTTAACAGCTTTATAGATAGGATTCAAATAGCACTTTATGAATTCGGCGGTATCAGAAACGTCGTTTTCATCATCAGATTTTATTAGGTCCAGTCTTTTCTCTGTTAGATATTCACCAAATCCGTTGCCAATTCCTACTTTATCGTAATATCCCATACTCTTGCTCCTTTTGTGGGGGGGGGGGGTGGGTAACCCTTTAATGATTATCTAATAGTATTTATTGTCTCGCTTCTATTTCCGAATCGTTAAAGATTTCCTTTCCGTCCTGATATGCGCGGAATCCAGCCTCTTCGTATGAGAAGTTGACCCCGAAGGTGATTTCGTTCGATGTGCCCGATTCCAAATTCAACGCACCAACCGAAGTTATCAAGCAATTCTTGAACACTATGCGGGAGACAATTTTATGCTGGTTATCCAAGCAGTCTATCGAGATTTCCTTGATTACATTGGCTCTCAAAGAAGGGACATTCAAATTCCCGAATCTTGTTTTCTTGACAAACGACCACATATAGTAATAGTTGGATAACTGCTCGTCAGCCGTGAACTCTATTGACAAAGCAGGCAAGTTGTCGTTCGCTTTGGACATGGGGGTGATTTGTGTTGCGTTCATGAAGTCTATGTTCTGCGTCTCCAAAGAAGAGTCGGGTATGGTGACATTTTTGACGAAGTATTCCCAAGGACGCAAGTCAAAGTATTCATCCCCGCGGTCGAACACCTTTGGGAAATTGCTGAACGTAACTCTGAAGTTGTCGGAGTGAAATACGTTGATGACTTGGGCTTTTCTATTTACCATATAGACCTCAATGTATTTATTCAGGACAAAAAGAAAGGGGAACTTTCTGTTCCCCTTTTCAATGCTATTGCATTTTGTTTAGGTCGAAGCTTGTGAAACCTTCAATATGGTCCCCACGTTATTGTTCTGTGAATTTGCTCCATTCCATATAATAGAGAAGTCGCCGTCTTGCGATGATTTATCTGCACCGAAGTCATAAACACACACAAGTTTATTGTCAGCAGTGGTAGCCCCAGCAATATACACCAAGGCATAATGGCCTGTAATGGTGGATTCTGACCAAGTGACCGTTTCACCCGTGATTTCCACAACGTCGTCTGTTGCCTGAGCACCGGTGGTAGTCGCAACAGAAACATTTGAAACCACTTGGTCGGCGGCTGTCGAATGGGCTGTGTCTGTCGCAATATAGCTATTTATGCTCGACCAAGTATCTGATTCCACGGGCGTGTGTCCGGATGTCAAAATGGCGCAGTGAAGATTGCCGTTGTCTCCCGTTGTAACTCCAGCAGTTCCCAAAACCAACGATGTCTTGTAATCATTGAAAACTATGTTAGACATGTTTACCTCGCATGATCAAATGTTTGAAACTCTTTCCATATTTATTTCAAAACGATTTTCAAGACCTGACAATCTCCCCGATTTCATCAAAATTAGACAACACATGTGAACCCTTTTCAAAGGAATTGTCCATTACTTTGTCCGCCATAAGTTCTATGATTTCAGGGACCTTATCCAATCTCTCCCACGTGAAATCGGGATCGTTTTTGCCGAAATGTCCACCAAACGCCGTCTTTGAATAAATGGGCCTCTTCAAGTCCAAATTCTTGATTATATTGGCGGGCTTCAAAGATTCCTTGGGGAACACTTTTGAAACTATATCATACACTCGGGAGATTTCATAGTTTTCAGTCCCAAAAGTGTTCACATAAACAGAAACAGGTTCGGGATAACCGATGGCATATGCAAGCTGAACTTCGCATTTTGAAGCAAGACCCCCGGCGACTATGTTCTTGGCCATATATCTAGCCATATATGCAGCCGAGCGGTCCACCTTTGACGGGTCCTTACCCGAGAAAGCGCCACCAGCGTGTCTGCCCATACCGCCATATGTATCTACTATGATTTTGCGACCGGTCAGTCCACAGTCTCCGTGAGGACCGCCGACAACGAATTTTCCCGTCGGGTTGATAAGGTATCTTGTCTTATCACTCAAAAGATTTTCGGGTATCACTTCCTTGATCATCTTTATCATGTCGTTTTTGATTGTTTCGTGGGAAACATCTTCTGAATGTTGGGTGCTGATGACAACGGTGTCCACTCTAACAGGTTTGTCTTGTTCATCGTATTCCACGGTCACCTGGCTCTTGGCGTCAGGACGAAGATAAGACAATTCGTTTTTCTGTCTCATTTCGGTCAAACGATTTATGAGTTTGTGCGCCAACATAATAGGCAAGGGCATATATTCGGGGGTTTCGTTACAAGCATACCCAAACATCATGCCTTGGTCGCCTGCACCTTGTTCAGAAGTATCTTTCCCTTCGGCTGATTCGGCGTCCACTCCTTGTGCAATGTCAGGGCTTTGCTTGTCCAAATTCACCATAATCCCGCAAGAGTCGGCATCAAAACCCATTCCTTGTCCCGTATAACCGATTTCCCTGATTTTATTTCTAACAACGTCAGGTATGTTTACGTTGGATTTCGTCGTGATTTCGCCGGCAACTACAACTTGACCCGTGGTTACCAGCGTTTCACACGCAACGCGGCTTTCGGGGTCCTGCTCCAACATGGCATCCAAAATTGCATCCGAGATTTGGTCCGCCACTTTGTCGGGGTGACCCATTGAAACCGATTCCGAAGTGAAAAGATAATGCGCCATAAAAATCCTCTGTCTTATTTTTGTTTACATTTAGACAAAACAATGTTAGAAAAACCAAAGGTCAATGGTCGCATATTTTTTATTCTATTTTTATGGATTTTGGATATAAAACAAAATCGGGAGACTTGCGTCTCCCGATTTTTAGTCAATTTTCTATCTATTTTTGGACTTACCAGTTGCCATCACTTGAAGTGGTGGGAGTAACCGAGGAAGCCTGACCATAGATCAGCTTGTCAAGGTTCTTGAACTTGATAAGTCTGTAATAACGACCAGAACCAAGCAGGGTGTCGGTGATAGCATATCTGCTCATCACACCCACGCGAGGCGAGAAGTCCTGAGGGTCAATCGCACGAGAGGTAAGACCAGTGACATAAGGCGAATAAATGATACCAGCATCGGAAATACCAGGACCCTTATAACCGACAAGAGCATAGTCTGTAACGGCATACTGGTCACGATAGACCTTGATGGTTTCGTTGATAGAACCAATTTCGGGGAACACCGTGGTGGCATCCACGAAAGAGGTATTGCGGTTGAACTGAGGTCCAGCGGACTGGAGAGCAGAAGCAACGCGAGGCGAAACAATCACGAAGTTACCAGCACCTCTACGGGTCTTCATGGCAATTTCGTTAGCCTTGTCGATGATAGCAGTGATGAGAGTGGAATACTTTTCCTGAGACCAACGACCGTCGCTCTTGGCAAGGTCGAACTCAGTGGCTTCAGCACCACCCCATTCAACTCTCAAATCGTTTCCGTCAGAAGTCTGAGCAAATCCAGTTCTCTGAGCAGCCTGAATCATACGACCGAGAATTTCACGGTCTTGTTCAGCAACCATTTCATACTGAATCATGTTGATCAGTTCACGTTCAACTTCGATGTCGTGCATCGCCTTGACGTCCATAGCGGATTCAAGCGAGAACGAAGCACCGAGCTTACGAGACTTGGCAACGATAGGCTGTCTGTCGATTTGGAACGAAATCTGAGGATAAGCGGTAGCTCCATCCTGTTGAGGCAGATTTCTGCCAAGATTCCATTCTTCGGCATTATCATAGGTCACCGCAGCTTCACCAAACGCCTTTGTGGCGGAAGTGGTCGAAGCGGTGTCGATGAACGCAGGGTTGCCTGAGTTCGGGGTCGAACCGGTGAAGCCGGAGTATTCGGGAACGTCATCCCAACCGACTTCCTTGATCGGGTCTTGCTGACCAGGATTGCTGTTCTGTTCGCGATAGATGTATCTGATGGCATACGCGAGACCGATAGGAGTCGACATAGCCTGAACACCTACAACCTTGTTAGCGAACAAAGCAGGGAAGGTTCTACGGACAAGAGCCATAGAGATGGGAGCGAAAACACCATTGCCAGCACCACCCGTAGGAACGTTGCCAGCAGGCGCGTCGGCGACGGAAATCGTGCCAGTGCCAGTGCCGAAAGCGTTTTCAACGAACAGCTCTTGGTCAATGTTCTTTGTTTGCTGGTTCTGAAGGAGAACCGAAAGGTTGTCCTTCACATACTGGTCCTTGATGTCCGCAATGGACAGCTGGCCGGGGGCCTTGGACCACTTTTCTACTAACATTCTAGACATATTTGATCCTTTTGTTTTTGTTTGTTTTTACTTATTCACCGAGGAACGATTCGACACGAGAGAAGAAGCTCGCATCTTCATCTTCCACCTTATTTTCAACTAAAGACTTTTCGTCAAAACCGTCAACATCTTCGTCTATCATTCCACGAGATTCTTCCTTGTCGGTTTTGTTTTCACTTTCTTCGGAAATCAGAGCGATATAACCGTCGATCTTTTCCGAAATGGTGTCGAAATCCTTTCCTTCAAAGAACATCTGGACCTTCTTTTGCTGACCTTCGGTCAGGTCCTGAGTCTTTTCGGAAATGAGCAACTTGGCGGCAGCGGTTTCGGCCAACTTGGACAATTCCACCTTTTCAGCCAACTGCTTGGAAACTTCCTTTTCCAACTTGGCGTTTTCTTCCTTGAGTTCTTCAATCTGTCTGTTGCCATCCGAGTCAATGGAAACATAGTGTCTTTCAAAAGCGTCCATAATGTCCTCGACAAGGGGCTGGAGAGCCTGTCTCTTGGCAACATCTTCCAAAAGCTGATCCGAAATCTTTTCTGAAATTTCGCTTTCAAGGAAATGGTCAAGAGATTCAACGACATTGGATTCCAATTCGTTCATCTTCTGGTCGTATTCCTCAACCAACGCCTGCTTTTCTTCGTTAATGCGAAGTTCGCAGTATTCGTCGGCCTTGGCGGTCAACTCGTTGGTCTTTTCTTCGACCACCATTTCCACATATTCTTCGGCCTTCTTGTTCAGCCAAGCGGTCTTTTGTTCAATTTCTTCGGAAATAGTTTCTTGGACTTCCTTCTTGAACTCTTCCAACTGCTCGGCGGACAAGACATCCTTGAGTGTTTCGTAAATCTTCATAAATCCCTGTCCTTCTGGTTTTAACATATACACTATTTATTATAAGACCGATTTTGGCCAAACAATAAACAGAAACTCAATCTCAATTCGTCCAATGAACTAAAATTTCGTCTAGTGTATTTATTATAGACGCCGAATTTTCTCCATTTGCTCTATGATGAACTCGGATGTTCTCCTGTCAATGACCTGTTTCAACTTCTCGCCCAACATACGAGCGACTCGGTTCTTGACCTCAAACCAATCTTCGTTTTGAACCATAGACACAAAAGATTCGTTCTTCTTTCCACCTTCCAACTTTTCCAATTCCGCCTGTTTCTTGGAAATTTCGTCAGTCCATCTCTTCATATCGGCCTTCAGTTCCTGTGCGGAATCGCAAGACTTGTCTTTATACCCTTCAATTCTTTTTTTAGCGTTCTCTATATGCTTATTAAGATTGGAGATTTGATTTTTCAGTTCAGCGGCAGTTCCTCCATTTAATGAAGATTGCTTTTCGCCATCTTCATCGGTTTCTTCGTCCGATTCCTTCTTATCTTCTTCGTCGGACTTCGTGGAATCATCTTCGGAAGCCTTTGGAACTTCCACATCTTCCACCGCTTTCTTGGCCTCCTCTCCGCTCAATTCACCACTTGCAACTTGTTCACCCGCTTTATTCAATTTTTCTTCAGCAGAGTCTATGGAATTTTTAAGGTCCTTCAGCTGTTTGATGGCGGCCTGAACAGAATCATCATCCTCGCCTCTTTCGTCGGCGATCTTTTCGACTTTCTTTTTCAGATCGTCCAATTTGGCACGTTGAGCCTTTATGTCCTCTTTCTTTTGGGCGGCATCTTTCAAGGCATCCAATTTTTCGGACTCTTTGCCGTCCTCGTCGGACTCTAGAATATCCTTCGGGTCTATTTCGTCCAGTTGCTTTTGGGCGTTTTTGATAACTTCGCGGAGTTCTTCGTCCTGAGATTCCTTTTCGGCCTTCTCGGCTTCCTTCAACGCTTCTTCCTTTATGTCGTTCCACGTTTCCAAAAAGTCCTGTCTGGCCTTCAAAGCCTTTTCCAGTCTTTCGTAGAATCCGGGTGATATGAAGGCAAGCAACGTCCCAAAAAGTCCACCAACAGCAGATTCTTTCTTACCCGAACCCTTTGACGACTTTATCTTGCTCTTGTTTTCGCCTCTCTTGGACCTTTCAGTGTCCTTTTTGCTTCTTGTATCATCTTTTTCGTCATCATCGTTTCTAGATGGTCGAGAGGGTTTTTTATCACCCTTGTCTTTTTTATCGGCCTTGGAATCTTTTTTGTCTTTTAGTTCTGTTTCGTCGTTCTCTTCGGTTTCCTTTTCATCGGACTTCTTCTCTTCATCACCCTTTTCATCGGACTTCTTCTCTTCCGGTTCGTCTTTCTTTTCAGTTTCCTTTTCAGTGGGTTCTTTATCAGCACTATCATCCTTGACGGGTTCTTCGGTTTTCTTTTCCTCTTCCTTGTCCGCAGCTTTCTTCTTGTCGTTCATTTCCTTGGCCTTGGAAGCCCACTTTCTATCAAGGCCCTTCAATTCAGCGGGAGTGAGCTTGGACAATTCCTTACCACCCAAAAGTTCCTTGAGGGCGTTCTTCTTTTCTTCGTCCTTGCCGCCTAGAATGGCATTGAGATTCTTCTTGATGTTCTTTGACTTGTTTTCGTTAAGCAAAAACCCAATAGATTCCTTCAAATCCATATCGTCATCCTTTGATGAAATTCCTCAACTTATTTATTTAAGACACAATAAATATGGCATGATGAAAAAACACACAAGTTTCAAAGAATTTTTCCAAATGCTTTCGGAAAGCGAAACCGACACCGACATAATCAAACGCAGAATCCTTGACCACATAAAAAGAGTCAAATACTTCTACAAGAAAATGATCGAAGGTGGTATCATTCCCAAAAAAGACGAAAACCTATCAGAAGTCAATAGGCACGACAGCGACAAGCTGAAACCTAGAAATTTGGAACGTCAGGCAAAGAGATTCACTGCGGATGGAACTATGACCCCCGGTGATGAAGATGATATTTACCAAGTCATCCGCGAACACGTGAAATCAAATCCGCACCACTGCGAATATTGGGGTTCCGCTTCGCAAGACCACATGAGCAATGGAATACACTGCGAAAAAATGCCCGACAAATATCTCTATGAAATGATGGCCGACTGGGCTTCAACCGCCGAGGAAAGAGGGACAAAGATAAAAGACTGGTATGACCTGTGCGTTATACAAAGAAAACGCTGGTTCTTCTCGGATCGTCAAAAGGAAATAATGCTGAAGTGTATGGATTTCCTTCAGGGGTATGTGGAACCGGGAATGAAACGCGACTACGGAAGAAAATACATAGACCCTGCGGTCGCAAAAAAGAAGTAAATCAAAAATCAAATCTTGTGCATAAAAGAAAACCCTCCCGAAGGAGGGTTTTCTTTTATGCACAAGATAATACTATACGAAATACGGACCTTGATTTGGATATGGACATTCATTTTTTATGATAGATAGAACTATAGATTTCTTTCCGTTAACTCTAGTTTCATACAAATCGGCCGAGGCCCGGCCATACTGACCCGAAGCTCTGCGGTTACCTGCGGCAAGTATAGCATCCTCAAAAGATTCTGGCATTTTGAAATATGGGATAACTATAGCCATTCCACAAGGATCTTCACCCTTAAAATTTCCCGGTTCCTCAGTCAAACTTATATTATCATCATCAGGTGTTTTTGAACCACCACAGAACACAGGCTGGTCATATCCGTGGCTAGTAGTTCCGTCTATCCAAAACGACCAACCCCCAAATGGCTTTAATATACTATTTACTTTCTCGATAGATTTTTTGACAACTTTGGCATATTCATCGTAGCTGTTTATAGATATATCATTCTTAATAAAATGTATAGCCTGCTTAATGAGTGGGAGGGCCTTTTTATAATCCACACCGACTAAATCTTCTTTCATGCCAATAACATCAACATCCACATATATACTGCGGTTGTCGATTTCAACCTCATTGAGTTTTACTTTGCCACCTAAATCTTTGGCTATCATACCCACATATTTAGTGGCTAATTTTTTGACCATATCTATATGGTTTTGATTGAAATTTGGTCTAAAATCCTGTTCGCCTGTATCTTCAAAACAATTTCTATTTATAGAAAGATTCCACCCAATTCCATGACCAGATGAAGTCTTTACATCATCGTCAAAAAATTCCATAGACAATTCTTTATTTGGACCAAATAGTTCGTTGGAGTTGAAACCGCCTTGCATAGACCAAAACTTACGATAATGATTTACCAAATTTCCCATATCTTTATTTTTATAGAATTTTTTAAAGTCTTTATAGAAATCTACAAACGCAGCCTCTATATTCTTTCCTGTCCCATCAAAATCACTTTGAGACTGACTCAGCTTCGTTGACCATGCTTCCGCTGAAATTACCAATGTTTGATTCGTTGTAAAATCCCATAATTCAATCCTTTTTTGGAGGCTTCATACCCCTATTGGTTCATACCTATGGTATTTATTTTCTATCTTGTTTCGTTCTGCAATGACGAAACATTGAACTTGTGGATTATCTTGTAATCCTTTTTATCCTTGTATGGCAATATGAATATGTAGAAGTCGTGCGGTTCTATCAAGTCCATATCCACATCTATCATTTTCCACTGCTTCAAGCAGAAAATTATGGAGTTCTTTCTGCGAATATCGTCCAGCGAGACGTTATTGTATGTGTTTGACTTCATCACGGAAAAAAGTTCCTTGAAGTGGAATATGTAGTAAGAGTCAAACTCTTTTATCAGATAACAAGAAGGATATATGACCTTCTTTGTCTTGTTCACTATACCGATTCGGGACAAGGTTTCCTTGACCACGTTTTCATCGACCAATAATTTCACTTCAACTGGGACCAGATTGGTAGTCTCCATAAACAAACACCTCGCAAATAAAAAAACAACTCGCGACAAACTATTTATTGCAAATACAAGAAAACCCTCCCGAAGGAGGGTTGTTCTAAACAACACCTATATTACTTCAATTCTCTTGTCATGTTACCGAGAGCCTTTTTCTGCTCGTCGGTCAAGAATCCGTTTTCGTCAAGAAACTTCTTCAGTCCTTCCAGGAACTTCTTTTGGTCATCGTCGGCTTTCTTGATCAGCTTAGCAATGTATTTCTTCGTGTCCTTAACGTATTCTTCGTCCAAAAACTGCTTGAATGGCACCATATCTCTATTCCTCTTCTGTGGTTACTACAACTACCTGGTCCGAATCTTCGCAATTCGGGCAAGAATCTGTTTTCGGCAATTCCTCGGCCGAGGAACGACCCAAGGCAAGAGGAACATAATTGTCGGTTTCAATGTCGAGTTTTCTCATTACGTCAAAAACAAGATTTTCATCGTTGTCCAAAGCCGCCATAAGAGACTTGTAAATGACACCCGCTTTGTCACACAACTTATTTTTTAGGCAGCAAGCGTCTGCTCTAACACCCAAACCGTTTTCTGTCAAATACTGCTTGAAATTCATAATGATTTTCGTCCTTTTGAAATTCCGTCTATCACTATTTATTTGCCGGCCTTTTTGACATACTTCGGTCCGTTGCCGGTGTCGTCCCAACTTCTCTTCAATATGGACTTCTTTCTCTTCTTTTGTATCATGTCCATTTTGGCGTCTCTTTTCAGTTTTGCGGTTCTCTGTTGCATCTTCCGCTTGTAGATTTCCTCTTTGGACATCTTCACCTCACGAACCATTCCGTTGTCGGTTCTAATGGTCTTGTAACCTTCCCTGTCGGAAACCAGTTTTATTTTTTTCTGACCGTCCCTGATGACGGTTTTCTTGACTATGGCTTCTGTCAAATTTCCGTCATCGTCGTATTCGTCTCCGGCTTCAATGATTTCCACATCTTCGTCAGGGTCTATCAAAACAGACCATTCGTCATCAAAGTCATCATCTTCTTCAAAATCCATATTCAAGACTTCGGACGAAACCGATTCTTCCATATCTCTTTCTTCTTCATCGTCCAAGTCTCTCTCCAAATCCTCGCCGTCCAAATCCTTGTCGTGCTCAAAACGGCGTCTATGGAACTTCTTGCTTTTGCAAGGTGTGCCGTCTCCGTTCTCAAAGTTGTATTGGTAGTTGTATTGACGCCAAGGGACGAGCACGTCGCACTCGCCGGCTTCCACATTGTCCACCGTTGGGTTGTTCATACCCAACTTGGACTTCAAATATGATATGGACTTCTTCATTAGGGCCTCTTAATACGATTGAAGTAACGAAGCATCTTCCGGTTCTATGTTGCCCGAATCCAAAGCCTCTTCGGGGTTTTGCAATTCAGGTTCCCAACCCATCAGATCGAGGAAAGTTTCCCAACCTTCGTGAATCAGGCTACCCAACTTCGAAATCATATTGGAAACGGCTTCTGAAATGAAGTCATATACAAATCCAACGAAGGATTTTATCGCATTGACAGCTTGTATGGATTTGTCCTTGATTGTGTTCGCAACATCGTGAACCAATCCACCAAGATTGTCCAAGAAACCTTCGTTCAACATTCCATTCTCAAGTCTTTCAAAAGAGGTTTCAAGAGATTCGTTCAACGAATCCCCGTAAATATCGTATGATTCAGGGAACAACTTACCGGCACCCGAAGCACGGAGAGCTCTAGCCGCATTGCCGCCGGCACTCTTGAAGTCTACACTAATCTTCAAATGTTCCGCCTTGGCCTTAAACAACTTCATGTCGGTCTTTCCAAAGTTAAATCTCACATTCTTGTCGTCAAAAATCATTATGTAGTTGGCGCACCCCAATTCATTGGAGCCGAACTTTTCAGAACCGGTTATACATTCTTTGACGAAGTTCGTCTTGAACTCCATGTTATCCGCTGAATTGAAAACTTCAGCGACTTTTCTGTTCAGCTTTTCGTTCTGTATGCAGCTTTCAACCAAATCCTCCATCATCTTTTGTTTGGATTTGTCTTTGGTAAACTTCTTTTTCAAGAGGCCGCCAAAAGTTTTCTTGAACTCGTTGAAGTTCTTTCTGCGATTCTTGAACAGGTCTACTATTTCATCTCCGTCCTTTTTGTCGCCGAAAAGTTCCTTAATCAAATCCTCGGGGCCATAATGATGACCAGCACGGGAACCTGATTGAATGACACCCAAGCTGCCCATCTTGACACCCTTTGAAGTAGCTTTCATAGCGGCGGTGTCATACAAATCCACAATTTGCTGGGCAGCACTTGTATCGACTTTTTTGCCACACATTTTGATAGCAGCCATCATGGTCGCCTTGGCTTCATTGTCGCGGGCGGACATATATTGACCGCCCGTGGCGTCCTTGACGGAAATCTTGTATTTTTCGTCCTTATTGTAAATGTCGGTTTTGGGGGTTTGGTCTTTACAACCAAAACTGGACCAGAAGCTTGTTATGGGTGTGTTGGCTCTGTTGGCGTTATACATCTCGCCTGTAATACCCATGGCCTTCATCTTATCAGCGCATTCTTTACCGTGAATCTTGCAGTATTCCAAAATGGGCTTTTCCAACTTGGAACGCTTCTTGTCGTCCATCAGTTCCTTGAAGTTTTTATCGTCCTTCATACCAACATTATACTTGTTATTCACAAAGCACAAAAGATATTCAAAATCGTCTCCGTGGAATGAAGGAGAGTTGGCGGCTTCTGAAATCAAATCTCTGTAAAAATTGGCAAACTTCATGATTATTGTTCCTCTTCGGTTTTTCCGTCGTCCACCACACCTTCTTTTGACACCAGTTCTTTCAGCCAATCGGAGAATGTCTGTGGCATTTTTCTCTTTTGCGTTCCCATCTTGTCGGCATAAACTCCTTGGCCGGCGCCGCCAGATGGCACACCCCCGTTTTCGGGTGCAACCGATATAGTCCCTGTTCCCGTGGCAAACCCATCCTCGGTGTATAGCTTCTTTATCATTTTCTTGATACCATCCACTTCATTGGAATCTTCTATATCATCGCCTTCCACTTCCTTCCCTCCTTCCACAGGAGATTCTGCCCATTTCATAGAAGTGAACGAATTGGGAACGAAATTGGACTCGTCCAAATGAAGTCTCTTTCTCACAATCATATTGACGGTTCCCCAAAAAGCATCGGGTTCCTTATCTTTGTCATAACTTTTGGCGGCGGCTTTCTTGGCTTCGGCCCATATATTTTCCACAGCACCTATTGACTTACCGGTCTGCTTGGCATACGATTGAACAACAGAAGATGGCATAAAACAACTCCCTATTTTGGTCTATTGTATTTATTCTGTTTCGACGGGACGAAATCCGCTCGTCATGGTGTTTTCGTTGATCATGGTTTCCATGACCGTGTTGAGTTCCACCGTGGTCGCCTTCAAATAAGGAACATATCCGCAGGAGTTCGGTATACCCGATGTGCTATTGGTATTAAACAACCACATGTCGGGGTTGTTGATGGTATCGTATGAAAGCAAGAAACCGTCTATAACCACCCCAATAGGCTTGTATGAATTGACGACGTTCTTGATGAAGTCTATATGGTTCGTCCAGTCTCTTCTGGTCTTTGTGAGGTTGATTCTTATGTAGCAATGTCCTGTTGGATAGTATTCATTCCCTTCCAATCCGGCATGATTGTCTCTTATCTCGACCCAATCATCCTTATAATCCTTGGTCGCAAGTGGAACAACGTCGCACGAAACACCAAAAGCATACAGAACCGACGAAATCATCTGGTCTGTTGTTTTCTTTGTGTATATGTTGGGAATTTCATACAGGGCGTTTCTCAAGTATCTTGTGCCGTCTGACTGCTTGCCCAAGTCTCCTTCATACATCTTGCGGAAGAAGTCTATGTTGAATCCCGAATTTTTAGCATAGTCGTTTATGAAATCGTATTCAACAAAGTCGGGGTCTCTCATGGTCTCAATGAGTTCTATCTTCTTAAGCATTGAGACGGGGGTCTTGGTTGTGTTTATCTTATGCGAATACAGGCTTTGCAGGGTTTCTTCGCTGTCCCCCGAAGTCTTGGCCATCAGCAATCCGTTGTGCAAATCTTGAAGGACTTGCATAAATTCTCTGACTTCAAAGTCGTCCAAACCTTGCGGCATATAGTCCACGAAGTTTATGAATCTGTCGTTCTTTATCGGCCTGAACTCGTCCTGGGCCGAAGGGTGTGGCTCAATGGGGTCTATTATGATTTCAGGGACTTCATCGTCGTCAAAATTTATTCGACAATCGGGGATATGTGCATGGGTATCGGGGTTGGGTTCTATTACAACCTCGGCTGTTTCGTCTATTTCAATTTCCCTAGATTGTCCTCGGAATTTCGGCGGAAGGAAATCTATCTTGATTTCGACAAAATCTGGTCTTATGCGGACTTCCTGAGACTTCGCTGTCGGGTCTATGGGTTCTATGACAACACCGGCGATTTCGTCTATATCCAAATTGGAATCTGTCTTGACCGAAACCGCCGAAGTCGAAAGAATCACATATAGTGGCGCACTTGGTCTGTAAATTGCGTTCTTTATAGCAATCGACTCGGGGTCTATGGGTTCGATGACAACATCGGCAATTTCGTCTATGTTGTTATTGACACCAATAGACAACGAAATATCCTGAGGGTCTATCTCTACCCCGTTGGATTCCACCAGTTCTATTATTTGAGATTCGGTGTCGGTGAAGTATAGTAAAACATTTTCCTTCTTGACTTCGGGAAAATAGGTCGTGATAGGTTCTGGCGCACCCGCTCGTAGGTTGGAGTTGGATGAAGTCGGATTATATTTAAATACGCTATCATAGTCTTTTGTCGCACCTATTTCAAGACCTTCAAATGATATTTCCACCGGTGTGGAAACCTTGCCTATATGAACAGCGGAGTCTGTTCCCAACGGAGAGGAAAATATGACCCTTCTTCTATCAGCGGAAGTTCCAACATAGTCTGAAACAAATGACAATTTTTCGCAGTATTGAGGTATATCTTCCCACCACGACGATCCGGCGCCTATGTAGAGATTACCCGATTGGCTGTAGTTCTCTGTGAAAACTATTTGGGCTTCTGTCTCACCCGATTGAACAGAAAAATCCTGATAGAACTTTTGACGAGCCGAATCCAAATCGAGAAACCAGTCCGAGGAAGTTCCCTGACTGGTTCCCGGAACATATGTTCCAATGTAATACGACTTCATAACCTATTTATCTTGGAAGCGATTTCAATTTCCTTGCGTGACCGAATACTTGGGGTATATCACTGGTATTTCACAGTCCATAGAGAAATTCTTGATGTTCCCGAACTCGTCAAGCAACGAATACGCAAACACCTGCGAAAACACCTTGAATATATACATAAGTTGACTCTTGACATCATCGTTCGCGTCGGTGAACTTTCTACAAAGGCTGTAATAGAACGAGCGGACATTTATACTAGGATTGTTTATTATATCTTTCATTATCAGTCTACCGCTATATGATGGGTAAACATCACTAGAATAGTTTATATCACTCATATTGGGTGTCTGATTAACTGCGTTCACAGCCAAATACTCATTCAATCTTCCTATAACATCACCCGAAACTTTGTCTGTCGTTATAAAACGACCCAAGTCAGTAGACGATGAATAATCATACATTGGGGTTCCGTCGTCGTTTGAAGGAACGACGGGAACAAACTTCAGGTTGGCATATTTGACACCTGAAATTCCGGTGACCACATTCACCAAATCAGATATGTATATCGGCGAACCAAAACCCGTGTGGTCATTTAGATATTTCAGTATTTCATTCTGTATCTGCGGGGTTATGTCCGTGATGTTCACGAATCTTTCCACACCGATGTCGCCTTCCAAATTGAATCCTTGGAAAATAGGCGAAACATATATGTTCTTGATGGTAACCATAGACCTGTCGTTGACCAATTTCATGAAGTCCGTCACTTCGGAACTGGCTTCGGGGGTTTGTCTATTGTAATCCATAAGGTCGAATATGTAGCAAAGTCCAAAAAGCAAAAGATGGTCGTCTGCGATTTCTTGACCGCCCGTTCCTTGTGCACCGGCATATCCGCCGACCACAACTTGTCCGTAATCGTCTTCGTTATAGTATTCGGGATTTGTCAGGTTATTGGTCAGCACCTTTTTTGTGCTCCAATTTCCGTCGGTTTCGGAATATATCTGTCCGGCGGCACAAACAACAGCCACATTGAACATCTCGCGAATTGCGTTTGTGGCGTTTTCAGGAGAGTATTTTTGCAACTTCTCCAACTCTTCCGATTCACCCCAAGCCATGCCGTATTTGATGGGGAATGGAACGGTCATTGTTTTCAGGAACGACTCGTAGTCGGCCTTTGTTACCAATCTATCCAAGGAGTTGTAAATTTGGGGGGCGTTGTTCCTTATGGATTCCTTTGACTCAAAATCTGCTCCGCCATATATGTTTGAAGTGAGGCTTATATCGAACAAATCATCGGGAATGGCGTTGGCGTTGTCTGCGTTGATTTTGAAGTTTTCGTTTGACCCCAGCTTTAACTTGGAACCTATCACACCGACTTGATTAGCCGAAGCGCCCATAGTGGAAAGATATTCCACTCTTATCTTTTCGTTTTCACCGGCACCAATAGACACCGAAGAGTTGTCGCCAAAACACACCTTGACCGTGGTATCAGGGTTCGTCTTTATCAAACATATGTCTATGGGGTCTATCGTTTCACCTGCTTGTGTTATCTGTCCCTTGATTTTTTCATAGACCACTCTATTTGTGGTCAACCCTCTGCGGGAAACCGCATATTCCCTTTGAATGGCCCCACCGGCATCTGTTGCAAACACTCTAGTTAAGTTTGCCGAGTGCTGATTTTCCGCGTTTTCTCCAACCAGACCTCCTGCCAAGTCGTTGTCTCCATAAACATCGGAGAATGTGGTATCGTCTATGGTATATTTTTGGAACTTCTGACCGGCCTGCGATTCGGGTTCTATGATATTGTATGTGAGATAACCTTGCATTATCTCAATCGGCACGCGTTCGTCTGATTGAATATCACCCAACACGTCCGCGTCGGTGAAAACCTTGTTTCCGCCGTTGGAAAGAATCTGTATATCCTCGGCGGTAAGTGTATAGACATACCCATATTTGAGTATGAATGGTATGGAACCGAATTTCAAAACAGAATATGTCGGGAGTGAAATTTGACAGCCTTCTTTATCTCCCCAAAATCTTCCGTCGTCACCTTTCAACGTTATGCTGATACTGGCTCTAGCGGGCGTAGGTCTGCGGGGAACATAACCTATCTGTTCCGCACCCAATATCACCGACGAAAGGTGCTTGGCGGAATCCAAAAAACACTCTTCAGCTGTTCTTTCTATATAGTAGTTGGTGAGGTCGGTTGCACCCAAAAAGGTGTTCATGATTATCTTGTAAAGAGATGAATCAACGAAATTTTTAAACTTGTCGTCGCCTGATAGAATGGCGTCTAGTTTGTTTTTCAGGTTATCGTATGTCAGATTAGTGTATCTGAACATATTGTTTGGATTTTGTTCTGCCATTTTTTCCTCGATGTATTTTCCCTAGTGTATTTATTGACAAAAGGAAACCCTCCCGAAGGAGGGTCTTTATTTATCTTGCCAGTTTCTCCAAAGACTTCTTCAACTTGTCCATCAAAGACCTAGGGGTTGGAGCCTTGCACTTGCTGACCTGTCCTGCTTTCTTTCGGGACAACCAAGAATTTGATCCTCTCCAAATGTCAAATCTATAAACAGGTTCACCCAAATCCAAAGGGTATCTCTTCAAATACGGACGGCAGACACCTATCACAACGGTGTATTCCATTCCGTTTATATACGCCGGCCTAGAAGCCGTCGCGATTTCCTCGTCGGGCTTGAACTCGTCCACAAACGTAACGTTAAGCACATCTTTATCGTAATACGTGTTTATGACTTCGTCGGCCATTCCCTTCAATTCGTCCAAAAGTTTTTGGTTTTCCTTGGCAGCTGCCTTTTCCTTTTCCTCTTCGCCTTCGCAAATAACTTCTGAAAATCTCATTGTATCGTCCTATTGAGCGGTGTTTATGCTGACGCTTCCCGTGGTGTTTTGGTTTGACTTCGTCAACGACGCCGGAGTGGCAGAAAACGATTTGGGGGTTCTCTTCAACTCTTCTATCAGGTCTTTTCCATATTCCACCGAATAATGCTTGGCCGTGAACGAAATGGAGTATTCTATTCCGTCGTTTGTTCCATAGTCCAAAGAGGATAAAACAGGAGGTATGCTTGAAGGATATGCCGAGTGAAACTCGTATCTTGCAAGGAACTTGTTTGAACCGTGCAATATGTCGGGTATGGTCACCGTTATTTTTGGAAAAGGAACCTGTTGCGGGTATCTATATATCCCGTTATCCTTTACAATTCTTCTTTGAAGGCTATGTATGAATTTGGATATGGTTAGGGTTTTATCCTCCCTAAGCGTTATCTCAAACTTGACACCTTCCTTTTCCTCGGCCTTGACAGCCACGGGAATGGAGAATCCCCCGATATTAACATAAACTGGTTCGGTATCAAACCCCGATTCCTGTTTGAACGCTTTTACGTGTTGCGGGGTTATGTCATCTAATGTGAACCCTATGCTTTCATATAGTTGCTTGTCTGTTGCATTAGACTCGGAGTCCTCGAAATTGACGATAAAATAGTTCGACGGCAACGGGTCCAATAACGCGTTGCCGTTGAACCATTGGGCTCTCAATTCTTTGGAGACTGTGGACATGGGCCGAAACCCTCTCCGTTTTTATTAGCCTTCGATTATGTCGTAGTAGTCGTAGACGAACGTGGCGGAATACTTTATGGAATCCGTGCTGTCATATCCCAAATCAACCGCGCCAATAGTCTTAAGCCAAGCATTGTAGAACTTGACAACACCAGCCTTTTCAGAGTTATTCTTGTAGAGAGTCATCGTGATGGTGGTGGAGTATTCCTTCTTTGAAGCGGCCGAAGAGTGACCGGCGGAATCCTGCTTTGAATTTTGAACCTGCCAAATCGCCTCGGACCACGCGAACAAAGCTTTGCGGACGTTTTGGTCCTCAAATTCCTGGAAGTCGACTTCCAATGTAGACTCCAAATCCTTGGCGTCGCCGGCATAGTGTTGCTTCATTCCCATGAAGTCCGTTGTAATGTCGGAAACGTCCTTTGAAGGAATCTTGGCTTTGCGAGCCTTCAAAATCATTTCGCTGGCGTTCCACACCGAAGGGCTTATGCACTTGGGTGTGTCAATGTCCAGTTCCCAAAGGTTGTTTCTTTGAACGTCGGGAAGGTGTCCCGTTCTTCCTATGATATGAAAATTCTGTGCCATTTAAATCTCCAATGTTTTTGAACCTTCATAGGTATTTATTAAGGGCGATATTCGTTAGATATTACCATTTTATTTTCCGATATACATCCATACGGCGCTCCATTTGGTAGGTCAGCAGGACATACAACTAGATAAAAAGTGCCATCTTTGTAAACAGCGGACAAATACCCGTTCATATACCCCTCTGCTGCCGGAGTTCCGGCGGCGCCGGGGAAATAATATGGTATATTTTCCAAATAAAACTTAACATGTCTATCGCCGGGTGGTGTAAAGTTATACGACGACTCTAGCCAAGACGGCGTCCCAAAATTTGTAAGTTGGGCCGAAGATGAAACCGTGGCACCGTCTTTTCTTATAAAGCCTAATCCAGCACCATATCCACCTTCGCCGTCTCCCTTTCTTATAAAAGCGATAAAGCTATTATCTTCCGATAAACCCGAAACATATTCGGATGAAGATTTGCCTATTATTATAGAGTTGTTTGTTTTATATCTATTTATTTCGTTTCTTGGAGCTATATAATCGCCTATGATTATATTGTCCGACCCCGTTAGACCGTTATAATTCCCTATTACAACAGAACCTGAAGTTACGACGGCGCCACCGCCGGGAACACCATCGCTTATGTGATTCCCTCTACCAAAAACATAGGTATCGTCTCCGTTTGAACCCATAGACCCTTGATAAACTCTGTTATTATACCCAATAACAGACGAATATGATCCATAAGCAGACGAGTTGCTACCCAAAACCACAGACCCCGTTCCGGTAACACTGGATGAATACCCCATAACACACGGCGCCGATCCTGTAGCCGAGCTTTTTCTACCAAAAACCATTGAGTTGAATCCGTCGGCCATAGAATTGTTACCTAAAACTATAGAATATGCGCTTTTAGCATCTGAATATTCGCCCAACACGATAGAGCCGTCACCGGAAGCAGAAGAACCCCCACCTATTACCGCCACAGCAAAGTTTGTAATTTTTGATTGTGAACCTAAAACAAAGCCGTCGGTGTATGCGCTGGAACGGAAACCCCAAACCAAAGAATAGTCTGATTGAATATAGTTTTGGGCCCCAAAAGATACGGAATAGTTGCCTATGGCACTGCTGTTATTACCAAAAACCAAACTATGATTTGAAATTCGACCATGCGAATCTAAATATCCCGCGGTGCTGTAGTCACCTATAACATAAGATTTGTTTCCAACAGCAGACGAACGAACACCGTGAACAAACGAATATGACGCTGCGGGTCCAAGTGTGTTGGGAGACCCAATTTTTATGTTATTTCCTCTTTCTAATGAGAAAATACCAGAACCATAAGAACCTTCACCAGAACCAGATTTTAGTATAACAGAATTTGGTGAATGTATGTTCATCGTTCCATCCGCTTCGTATCTGACTTCGGCGTGGTTTCCTTCCTCTACATCCGTGCCTATTACAATTTGTTTTTCGTTGGGGTCGGGGTCCACCAACACATTCAACACGCCGGCATCTTCCAAAATGGAGTTGTAATTCGAGTCGGTTGTTATCGAGTCGTTTCTGTTTATAACGACCTTTTGATTCGAAGCAAGCATTTGGACACCCAAACCTTCTGCAGCCGATTCCTGAGTTGGGAAACACCTCCAATAAAGGTCCGCAAGTTCGGCGGTGACCTCGAGTTCATCACCCGTGGTCTTTGCGAACGAAATATACGCGTTTATGGTTTGAACGTTCAACGGATTGTCGTATTCCAACGCGTTCTTGAAGCACATTATGCTCAAGGGGTAGTATGTTTCACTACTACCATTGACTTCCTTGACGAAAGTCATGAGTTTATTGAACTTGAATGTCCCTATCGTCCGCGGAATTGTAATGCTGTAGCATCCAATGGTCTTTCCGCTTTCATCAGGCTTTGCTGATCCGATATAGGTCACGCAATTCTTGATGACCAAATCATTCCACGAAATAGAATCGGCCTGTGTAATCGGCTGTGTGCAAGTATAGGCTTGGGCCCCACCAAACGTCACCGTTTCTGATGGAGGGTAGTTGTTTGTAACTTCGTCACCACCGCACATGTAATATCCATTGCAGTATAGTTTGTCGTCGGAGTCTTTTATCAAGGTCACTTTCGTAAGAGTCCCTTCATAAGCCGCATCGTCGGGCATATTGTATGTGTCCGTTCCTGACACCGGGACGGCTGTATAAGCATATTGCTTGGAATAGTCCGATTCCGTGGCGACAAGAACATATTTGTTATTTCCACTCAAAGCCTTGGGTGTTATGAACATGCCACCGATTTGATAAGGCAGAACATCACCCGAAGTGGTCAAAAGTTCCGAATAATCCGCTTCGACTGCGGTGCTTATCGTTTTCTCAAAGTCAATAGGGGTTCCGTTGGGTGAAAAAATGTCAGAGTCCGTTCTATAGTCATATATAGGCAAAATACCAGCGATAACAAGATTGGGCTGGGTGCCGCCGGTTCCATAGCACTTGTCTATGCCCGACTGGAACATGAAATTCTTTGATGTATCTACACCCGATGTGGCTTCCGCGGTTGACGACATTCGATACCTCTCAATGCAATAATCCTAGTCTATTTATTCAGGACAAAAAAGAAACCCTCCCGAAGGAGGGTTTGAAAATCTGTCTATCATTCCAAATTTGTATCTTCTCTTTTACCCATCCACCATCTCATCATATCATAGAAATTCTGTTCCACATTATCACCGTCAATTTCCAACAGAGCATTGAAATTGACACCGGCACCGTCGAAATGACCGTCACCAAATTTGAAACCTATTTCGATGGTGTTTCCATTTAACCCACCAAAATCCATATTCCAAGCAATCTTCTTGGTCCCTAAAGCGGTGGCCAAGTCAGCCGCTATATCGCCAATAGCATAAAAGAAACTTCTTCCCTTAAACGCCTTGACCAAACTCATCACATTCTTTTTATTGACGCCTTCAAGGTTAAAAGTTTCGATGTCTGATATTTTCTTAACATCAAACATCAAGGGGAAAACCTTGTTAAAAGCGGGGGCCACAGATTCGTTCAGTGAATGACCTTCCTTGATGTATTCTTCAAATGAACCAACTTCTCTCTTATCGTAAAATCCCATAACTCACCTCTTTATGTTTATTCGGGGTAACCCCAATTCAACCTCAATGTATTTATTATCCAACCTAGGCCAACTTCAATCTCATATCTTCAAGTGTCTGTTGCATTTTCATTTTCGCATTGACGAGTTCCAACGTCTTTTTATCATAGACGTATCTTCTGTCTATGGGGTCTATCTTCAATTTGGTTCTAACGTCTTTGGATTTGTTTCTTGCGGATTCCACCAGCGAGCAACCTTCAAAAACGCACCCCATGAAAACATCCATGAAATCCAGCAAATCATATATGTTCATTTTGGTGGCATCAAGTCCCATTCCCGTTTCGGCGAACGGGAAGGCAAGATTGAACATGGTGGAAAATGGAGGAAAATAGCTGTCTATCGGGCTCATCAGCAAATCTTCGTAGTCTCTTATCATTTTTCTGACCTTTGACTCTATCCAAAGAACAGCGTCGTTGTTAAGCAATGCCTCCACGTTAGTCAAAATATATGCTTTCAAGTCTCTCTTGAAATCGGCATACATATCGCTGAGACCATTGCCGCAAACAAATCTGCGGAATATGTCAAATGCATCCATGCCGTCAACTTCGGGGAATTGACGACGCAGCGAATCTTTTATTTTGTCCACATATCCCTGAACCAAAATTTTGCAATGCATGAGTTGGTCGCAATCCAAAACCTTTGAAGGGTCCTTCAGGTCGAGGTATTCGTCCAACTTTTTGAGAAGTTCGTCCACCTGTTCAGCATAGGCATCATATATCGTTGTCTTGATGGTGTCTATATTCTCAAGCATTATCCTCAATGATTCTTTCGGGAATATGATTATGGCGTCTATCAAAGAAACAAGTTCTTTGTAGTATCTTTCTGCGTATGAGCAGGACAAATTTGCATAAGAGGGAACTCCATATGCCATATACTACACCCTCGTCATCGGATCGTGCTTGCCAAGTCCCTTCGGATCGTCGTCACCAAGCAGGTGCATAGCTGCGATGGCGTCATCACCTTCGAAGTTTCTATTGACAAAATCTATGTCGTCATTTGGAATCACATTGGTATAGGGTTCCACAGTCAAACCGAGTTCGACCGGAGATAGATACACAGAAGTGTCGGTTCTAACAACGGGGAAAAGATACGGGTCTTGGGCCCATTCTTCGTCATCGACGGTGCCGTCATCATCACCCGACGAATTTATGGTGGAAAGTATAGTTTCATACAACTCTTCCATACTAGCACCCTTTATAGCCTCAATCTTCTGCTTTTTATGTTTTCTTCGTCTTGCGAACAAAAGAATCACATACAGCATGAACAAAACGTCCATGAGATTGGGGTGCATGTTCAATATGGCCTTCAGTTGGCTCATTGCATTTTTCATATCGTTGGCCATATTCTATTCGTCTCCCTTCAATGTTTTCATACCGGTCAATCCGCTTATGGAATGGGGTAATCCGGTGAACGGACAAGTGGGTATCACATTGGGTTCCCACAAGGCGGTTGATCCGTCACCTGTAACCAAACTGATGTTCTTCCCCAACCCCGACGAAACAACTACGTTTCCTTCGGCTTCTATATTGGCGTCTCCACCAACCGATATGGTGAATTTTCCGTCTTTGCTTGTGGTGTCTATCTTCGTGTTTCCGTTTTTGTCTATCGTGAACTTCACACCGCTTGCATGTTTGAATGTGCAGGTCATGTTTTTTCTGTTCACACGGAAATAGTCTCCTTGGTCTGTTTCAAAGAACGTCATTGTTTCGGGGTAGTCATCGTCCCACCCACTAGACATATCCGACAACTTCGACTGCTGTATCACTTTCGTCGTGTATTTCGGCAAATACATGTCATCATTCTCAAAATACACATTGACCAAACTTCCAACCGGAGGAACCACCATAGAGCCCTTTTCTGATCCGACAAACAAATTGTCGGGCAGAGCCCACGGCAGCAATTCTGATGAAATTCCGTCTCCATAGACACCGAAAACCCTGACTTGGCATCTGCCTATCTTTTGAGGGTCTTTATTGTTTTCCACCACTCCCTGATAAACATGCTTTGATGAAGAGTATTCTTTTCTCCTCAAAGCGTCCGTCACCAGTTCAGCCAAAGACTTGTTATCCATTATTTCTCAGCCTCCACCAAAGGATTATGGTATTCCTTCAGTTCATTATCGTCGTTTTTCCCATCACGGAAAAGGCCCAACACCATATTGTAGTTGTTCTTGTTCATGGAATGGATTATGCTGCCCACCATGTATTTACCCGAATACGATTTGTTATTCAAATCGTCGTGGACAATGGAATCCATTTGAAGTTCCACCACATCAGCAAGATTGACATCATGACACGCGTTCACCCCTATGGTGAAATAGCTGCTGAAAAGTCTGTCGTTTTTATGCTTGTAGTCCAATATGTTTTTGAAGTAGTTTTGGTTCACCGAAGGGTTCCACACACCCAATCCAAAACTGCGGCGACCCATTCCCTCTTCCTCGGTGCTTATGTTCACTTTGTCGGTCCACTTGGATTTTTTGGAATCTGAATCGTATGATACGGACCCTTCGTCCGTTATATATTCACCTGTTATACCCACACCCGACGCAAACTTATTCACTTCGCTTGAGTTGTCAAAAGACGACCACGAAGAAAAGTATTTTTCAGACCCATCTGAAACGGATGAAGCGACCGCTTTTTCAGGGTCTCTCTTGAACACAAATTTCGTATTCAAAAGGTTGGATGTTGTCTTTAAATTCAACTTGCCGAATCGGTCTATATAGACAAGTGGAAGGCCGTCCTCCACCGAGCACCTTTGTATTCCCTTGTTCAGAAAAGAGGCATACGATTCGTTGAACATATACCAGTTCATCTTGTCGTTCGTCTTTACACCGATTTCACACGGCAATTTCAGCTCGTCGCACAATTCCTCTACTGCAGCGGAAAATGGCATCTGTTCGTAGCACTTTGACATTATGTCTCCGCACAACTCTTTGGCCCCAAAAACACCCTTGATGTTCAAATATCTGAATCCATTGTCCATGAGAGTTTGCGGAGAAAAAGACGTTTCGGTTACGCAGAATGGAATGGAGACCGCCTTCTGTTCCTTGCCCAAATTGGCGACAACAGAAACATACATACCTGTGGATATTGGATTTTTTTCCGTGAACATTCCGTCGTCCACTAAAGTCAATTCCAATCTAGGCAACAGGTCCCAAAGAGATTCTCTTATCGTGAGTTGATTTATTGCGGGTTGTGGGACAAATTTTCCGTCTATCCACAAATACAATTCATACGGCGAAGGATATTTCTTCGCCGGAGTTGAAAGAATCCCCGTGTTTGAACCTTCTATACTCAGCATACTATGATATTTATTGGGGTAAAAAGAAACCCTCCCGAAGGAGGTTTTCAATCACAATATGAACTCTTCGTCAAAAACACCCATCTTGCCTGTGTTTTTCACCACATAGACTATCTTCAATTCCAACGAGTGGTCTTTAGCCGAAATCGCAAGTGAGCACATTTCCTTGCTTATCACTATTCTTGTTTCTATCTGCCTGATTTCAGACAAAATCTTATCCAGGAAATCTGAAGCATATTGCGTATCTCCGTAGTTTTCGAAGAGATAGCTCATTATGCTGGAGCCAATAGAAGGCTCAAATATGAGTTCACCTCTCTTTGTCAAGAGAATGTTCATAATGCTGTTGTTTATGGCCTTTGCGTCCACCAATTCACCCAAGGAATACACCGAAGGAGACAAATCGTATGCATAGTGCCCATTATTCACCAAAACATGGGTCTTGAAGTTTTCGTCTTTCTTGTGGATATTGTATCGCAGATATTCGTTATTCCGCAGAATGTTGTCTGCGGAAGTTTTTTCAACGAATGTTCTGTTTTCAACCATATACCTATTTATTGCAACTAGAAGAACGAAGCGAGGTCTATTCCACCAGCCGAGTTTCTGGCTTCGTTCTCGCGGTTCTTATCGGTTATGTATTTATGGTAGTAGAACATGGCCTCATAGTATTCCATTTTATCCGATTCAGAAGGAACTATACCGAGCCAAAGCGAAAGATAGTATTGTATAGTCAAAACGTCATCATAGGAGATATTCGGGTATAAAGAAGTTCGGCTGAAACGAAATGTCTATTTCGGCAGACCTCCCGCAGCCGGTGCACACATGCTTTATGGAAGGAACTATCGACAATTCGTTTTCGGTGAGAAGTTTAGTGATAACCAAAACATCCGACATATCAGCGGCTGTCAGAAAATCGTATTTTTCCTTTGTGGATTTTTCCTCTCCGTTGATGGTCTTGATGACAGCAGAAAGATTCATGACGTCGGGGTCTGCTCCGGGAACCATTCTCAAAGCTTCCGCGATTTTAGCTTCGTCTCCAATTCTCAAATACCCGAGTTCGACCTTGTTTCCACTAGGCAATTCAATCTCATTCAGGAACGGGCAATCGTCCTTGATACTCTTGACTTCCAGCTGGTCAACGGTGAAATTCACCCTTTCCTTTTTATGACAATCTTCACATTCACACTCTATGGCGAAGTGGTCTCCGACATAAGTGTTGGCCCTTTGCCAATATATGATATAGTATTTGTCAGCCAAAAGAATATCGTCCACATCTATGCCTACCACGGACGACTTCAAAACTTCCCTGATTGTTTCGTCCGCGGTTTCTTCCGACATAGACGAAAGTTTCTTCACATCAAGAATCTTCAGTGGCCGAGCAAAAATCTTCGTTCCTTCGGGATAGAACTTCATCTTTGAAGGGAGATTTTGAACTTCATAATATCCACTAGGACATTCTATATGTTCTGGGACCTTTTGAGATGTTTCCACCTGTTTCTGTGGAGCATCTTTTTGAACGACTTTTATCTTCTTTTCTGTTGCGACTCTAGACATTGCATGACCTCTTCAAATCACAAATGATGAACCTTCAAGTTATTTATTCCAAAACCTGTATGTTATGTCCTCGCCTGTTTTCATATCATATAGCCTTTGATTGGTTGTCCGTTCCCTCAAAGAACCTCTTTCCTTGATGAAAGGCCCGACTTTAAGGTAGTCCAATTCCGATTTAATATCATCGGGCACATTTTTCAAACCGGTGTATAACGCGGTTTTCATTCCACACGACTTGACTATCTTCAAAGACTTCAAAAGCCAATCGTGTTCCCATTCACCCCCATAGAAAAGAACACACGAAATACACCCTTTGTATTTCATCAAGTTTTCCAACAGATAGTTTTCCGTGAAATCCACGCCCAAATCGGGATTCCAAAGAAACTTTGAATGGCAGTCGGGGCAATGGTTGGGGCACCCCGTGCAAGAAAATGCCAAGGATATTTCCCTCGGTATTTCCTGGAATACAACTTCTACATTACAACATTTCATCAGTGAATTTCCTTTCTTATCAAACTTTCAACATCAACTCGGTTATTATCCCAGTCGTGTTCCCAAATATATACGAGTTTTATGCCTCTATCTGCACATGCATTAAATTTATCGTCGTGATATGTTATAGGCATACCCCTTTTAACTATCATTTCATCCGAGTGCCAATAGTCCCCATTGAACTCAAAGGCCAAATTCTTCTCGGGGAGGTATATGTCCAGTTCCTTTGGGTGTATCACCGTCCTGTCATTCTCCACAATGGGGCCATCGTAGATAGACTTTACAAATTCTATGACACCCTTCTCCTTTATGGAATATCTCTTATGTATCGGATTACATTGAGTGCAAACAGTGATATTATGTTTCATTCTTCTCTCATACGAAACAGAATCGTTTAGTTTCTGCCTATGTCCGCATACCCTACACGTCCCGCAAATCTTTAAATCTTCTATACAAATATCATCAAACTCTTCTGAATATCTAGAAATACAATTGAATAACGATTTTTCTAAAACATTTATTCTGTGTTCAACCGATCCAAAAAATTCAGCAGAGCCGTATTTATCTAAACACGTTTTTCTTCTCTTTTCTTTAATTTCATCGGACTTAAGCGAACAATCGACACCATATAATTCTAAACAAGTTGCCTTCATTTTTTCCTTAACAACCTCTGATTGTCCAGGATTTTCCACGCCATATTTTTCTAGACAAGATTTCCTAATTTTTTCTTTGACTTCGTCGGCGCGTAAAGCGCAATCCACGCCATATTTTTTCAAAAATGTCTCCTTTATCTTTTTCTTTATGGCCTGCGATTGCCCTGGATTCCTACAGCCATATTTTTGTATATTAGAAGATTCTATCTTCTTTTTCACCTCTTCGGATTGAAACGGATTTTCCACGCCATATTTTTTCAAACACACATTTCGTTTTTTATCCTTAATTTTTTGTGATTGAGACGGATTAGATACCCCATACCTTTTTAAACACGTAATTTTGCGTAATCCATAAAAACACTCTTTTGATCCGCACGTCTTAGCGAATTTAATACTTCTACTCGGAAAAAGAGCACAATCTTTACCGCATATAGGGCACCTGGGAATGACAAAACCCTCATATTGGACCATGTAGTCCAAAGTTTTAACACCGTGGAAAATTAAGTGTTTTGATAACGACGAAAACGACTTGCAGTTTCTTCCGCAAATCTTACAAATATATTCATGTCTATAATTTTGGCACATAACACACCCCCTTCAAAGGTGAAAAATTAAGATGAGTTAGATCGTTTGAAGGCCGATCAAGTGGTTCTGCAGTCCACCTGTCCTCATCTACATTATTTATTAGTCAACTACAAATTCAAACCACTGGTCTTATGATAAAATCTTTGGGCGGCTTCCTTTTGACGACCCTTTGAAAAACTGCTTATTTTTTTCAAATAGCCTATAATTCTAGTGGCGTAGGAAATTGACTTGGAACCACATACAGGACATTCATCAAGAGTGTGCTTGTCAATATGTCCACAAGATTCGCACACAGTAACTCTGATGTTAGTGGTCCAATAATTGCATCCTTCCTTGGCGGCAATGCACATCATCTTGTAGTATTGCTCTTCGTCGGGATAGTCGTCCAAAGCTAAATGAAGAGCGGAACCGCCATCCAGGTAACGAACCATGTCTCCGCCGTGCAAACGGAATTTGTCAATTTCATTCAACGACGAATCTTCAACCTTGTAGAAATAGCTATTATAGCAATCACGTGGGACTTCCAAACCCGATTCCTTGTCCCACTTTGAGTTCTTAATACCCAAGTTTTCAGCAGGCACATATTCCGTATTGAACTTATATCCGTATTTCGCCTTGCCCGCTTTGTCGGTGTCATAAATCACCTTGAGGACACCAGAAACAAAGGTCTTGTATTCTATGTTGTCCGAAATCTCAAAACCAAGATATTCGCAACCTTCAACCAATCCGTTAATACCTGTTGTTAAGAATTGCTTATCTAGGTCGATAAATCCGGCGTCATAAACAGGCAACATCTTATGCGCCTTGTATGATTCCATAATGGACCTATATGCAACCTGATACTTTTGTATCTTTTCCACTTGAATCTTGACTTCCGCTTTGATTCTATCTACAAGTTCTTGCATATTGGAAGCCAGCATAGTCTCCTTGTCAATTTCCTTTTCTGACATAAAAGACTTGGCTACGTTTTGAATCAAGCGATTGAAATTTATGGTTATCACATTTATGGAGCCCGACTTCACACCGCCTGCGCCCAACGAATAAGAGAAGTCGTTGTCCGCCATTTCATTTCTCAAACGGCAACACGAAGCCAACGAGTCCACTGAATTTGATTCATACACAAAGAACGAATTTCCTTCTGAAAGGTCTTGTGCACGGTCTCTTGCAAATTGTTCGTCTATCGGCTTCTCTTCGTCTACAACCATCGCAGCGGTGACCACCGGGAAAGTCAGCAAAGCCTTTGTCCGTTCTTCGTTAAACCACTTCATAAAGAAGTTTTGCAACTTCTGCACAGATTCCCACGAAGGCTGTGTGAAGTCGGGGAAATAAAAAGTGCCAAATAGCGATTCAAAATAATTCTTGTCAAACAGAGAGATGTTCCAAAAAGTAGACTGATAGTTTCTCGCGCCCGCGGGCTGATTCAAACAATACACAACCTGCTGGAGAAGGTCTGTAACTTCCTTTCTGTTCGTTTCCAAATAATTTTCACCATAGTCCTTGCGGGCATAATAGTCAAAGTAAGTCAAAAACTCAACAGTCGCAACAGCACCGGCAAATTGACACGCAACAGCATAAATCAAATTGACAAACGATCCACAAAACGATTGAAGGTGTTTTGGGGCTCGTGATTCACCACCCAACTTTATCATACCATCCGTCAAAAACGGATACATGGATATTGCCGTGCAGTTATGAACCCAAATTCCGTTGCAAACGAAGGTGTTAGATTCGGTCGTGATGTCATATATGTATTCATTTTGTTCCAGGAATTTATCGTTGGATATAAATTGAACATTAGAAATAGAAACCCAACCCTCGTCCTTTCTCTTATCAGATGTTCTTTGCTGGTGTGAGAAATTGGAGCCATTGAACTTGGTGCATTTGAATATCGGATTATCTTTATTGTCCTTGAACGAAATCCCAAACAACTGATACTTCTGCTGTATTTCCTTATTGCAACCAAAAGAAGCCTCTTGTGTTGTCATGCTGGTAGATATACCCAACGCACCAAGTAGAGCCGCCGTTTGACAAACAAGGGCTCTAGACGAAACTCTTATGATTATATCATTCATATCCTTTCTTGCAGAACCATCAGAGTCCACCATACCCTCTACTATACCAATAGCAAAATCTCTATTATATTCGAATATATTTTCTGGTAGAGTTTTGTTTTGGGCGTAATGACCAATCCTAAATATATCGGAAAGGACCAACCAAACAATCTTATCGTTCACTGAAAGTCTGTATTTGCTGCCATATCTCTTATCACCACATGACATATAAGATATATTGGACGGAACCCCAAAGTGTGTATATAATGTATTGGCCATTCTCTTCAAAACATCATCGGTCTTTTGGGTTATATTCACCGAGCCCATGCTTTCGTTATAGTCTCCATCACCGATAAAGAACCCCACAAAATATCCCAGTTCCCTATCCAACTTGATCTTCTTCGGTGATACGCAAATCTTACACCCCGAATCTTCCTGGTATATCACACAATCATCTAGATCATTTTTTATCAAAACACCAGCAGACTTCAGAACATCCACAGAATCCAAGCAATCAACCCCTCCAAAGGAAGCCGTAGACTTGACCCTAAACTGATTACTATTGAGAGAATCCTTGGCCTCTACCGTCTCGCTTATGTCATCTGAAACTATCATCGGGTGATTATCAGTAACGATAACGTCGTTATTAAAGGCCGTCTTAACCCTAACCAAATCACGGTGTCTAACCTTCTTAACCAATCTTGAAATTTTAGTAAATCCGTTTCTATCATATATAGTCATGTTTTCTGGGAACTTACCACAAACACCTTTTTCTTCGTCCAGCACAAATTCTTCTTCGTCGCAAAGATCATAAAGGCGTTCAAACGAAACCAAGTAGTCTATGCCCTTATATTTTACGTTGACCACCTCCCGAGCACCATAAGTATATGGCATCAAGCTGGTTTCGTCATGACAATAGATTTCGTGGTCCTCCAACTGCCTGATATATTCATCGGCGGTGTCCACGTCAAACAATTTGGAAATCTTGTTATAGAGAATCTTTCTGTTGACTTGTATGTTCACGTCCTTGTTCATTTCACACGACATAGAAGTCAAATTTTTCACGGTTACGTTTGCATTTGCATCCAGTTTCGCCCCCGTGGCAGGGTTTTCTGAATGTGTGTAGTCCTTTATGAAGTCCATTTTGCTTTCTATCTGCTTCTGCGTCAACTTCACATAACCGCTCATAAAACCTCTTCTGTTTTCAACTCTACTATACATTGTTCTGTATTTATGCCAAAAGTTACCTTAACTTGCCCTCAAAAAGACAATTTAAGATTTAATTTTCAACTAATTTTCTAAAAATTTTCTTTGCTTGGATATAGCCCACATCCCTTCTTTTCGGGACACTTTCCTATCTTTGCACACTTCGGGACAAAAAGGGTTTCGCATATCCAACTCCACTCGGGACCTTGTTTTGAAAGTTCCGATCTTATCGTGCGGGCAAGCTGTCTCATTTCCTTATATGCACGCGAACACAATCTTTGGTTCATGAAGTTCTCCAACATGCGAAGATTGCACTTCATCACAACTTTCGTATGCATACCCAAAGGCAAAACGTTGGCGGCATCTTCCTTGGAAACACCCAGTTCCAAAAGTTTCTTGTATGATTCCTTGACACCACTCATAAAGTCGTTATAAACCTTTTCGGCTTCGCTGCTCATAGAGGGGGTGTAGTATTCAAACTTGGCACAATCCACATATCTAGTGGATTCCTGTAGTCTAGTTGGCGATCCACCTATATGGGTGTAAAGTTCGCGGATGGCTCTAGCCGACCAGCCGGACAACACCATTTCCACGTCCACAAATTCCATTACACGGCCGTGACCGGAAGATATGCAACTCTTCGCTCTGTCTATGTTCTTTTGATCGTCCGACGAATCAGAACCCCAACATACACCCGCCATTACACCTATTTTTTTCAAAGGGTTCTTGTCCGTTCCAGGAAGCAACTCCACTTTCGTTTTTTCACATACCAAATGATTCTTAAACTCGGATTCCCAAACTTCATCATTTGTCCAAAATTTTGGACAAATCTTTCCATTCACATCGAAATGCCTTATGACTCTGTTATGGGGAATTTCATATTTTTCCATCAGCATTTTGACCAAACACAAAGCATTGTCTATCGTGGCCCTTGAAACGTATATCTCTCCGTCTCTAACAGCAGTTCCACACAACTCTACGCCTATTGAGTTCGTGTTATTGCACTCCCCAAAAAACTTTCCACCTGATGAACTTTGCCTTTGTCCACCGCAATGCCAAGCGGTGAATGTGTCAGGAACCGATTGAAACACCCCATTGTCGTCCACGAAATAATGGGCCGAAGTCTTTAAGACGTTCTTCGCAAAGTATTTTGCTTCGCCTGCAGCGGTATCACCCTTGACCGCTGTGTAATGAATGACAATGAATTTTATCTTTGATGTTTCTCTTTCAGAGCCGTAGTTTTCTCTTTTGGCCCAGTTAATTGAAATTTGCATAACCAAAACCTGCCTGTGTCGGCTATATTTATTGCCGTCAAACCATCCAAGACGGTTTTCTCCCGTCTTTTACAGACTTGATTCTTTGCTCGGCCATTTCCACATATTCCTTTGATACATCAAACCCCATGTAATCCATACCCATTTTCTTGGCGACTATTGCGGTAGTCCCCGAACCCATGAACGGGTCCAAAACAAGAGCTCCTTCTTTTTGAGTGGATAGGCAGTTCCTGACAAGTTTTTCCGGGAAGGGACAAGGGTGTTTGTCAAATCCATTAGGTGAAATATGCCAAATTGAAGTCATCGAAGCGTCGGCCGGTTTCATTTCGTCCAACTGGTCTGTTTTCGTCAGCCAATAAATTCTTTCGTCGGTTTGCCAAAATCTCCAACCTCTTATATTGGCTGCAATACCCCTATCCCAAATGATTTCCTGTCTCAAAAGAAAATCGGTCTTTGAAATCCACGACATTGGGTGAATCGCACCACCATCTCTATATCTGACTTTATGGTTGTAGAACATTGAACCGGTTGGCTTCAAAACACGAAAACACTCCTGCAGTATTTCCACTTGCCACCTTTGATAATCTTCTTCGTTCATGTTATCGCCATACAGGTCATATTCCATTTTATCTATCGTGGTCCCGAATCCAACTTTCTTTGAGATGTTGTATGGGGGAGACGTAATAATGGCGTCTATACTATTGTCATCCAGCGACTTAAGACCGGTCAAAGCGTCTATTACTTGTATTTTATTCTTTTCGTTCATAGTGATTAAAATTAAAAAACCAACGAATTTTTGTTCGTTGGTTTTCGTTGTATTTTTTATGAATTTTCTATCTCTATTTCTATTTCTATTTCTTTCCCTTGCCCGAAGATTCTTCCTCGTCGTTGTCTGAACCGCTGGTATTCTTATCAAGTTTGACACCCGACTTGTCGTCCTCGGAGTTCTTTTCCACCACCAGCACGGTCACCACTTCCGTTCCCTCCTTCAGTGTCTCCAAATCAGGAATACAATCTAGCACCTTTCCTTCTATCAAATACTTCTTTCTCAATACGTTCATGTTTCCCCCTAGTCCGCGACAATCCACGGGATAAACTGGCCTTCTGTTGTGTTGGTGATTGAAGAAGGCATAGCGGTTGTCCCTGAACCCGTCGAATATGTTATCGACATGGTATTTCCAACCCCATTTATCATCGTGTTGCGGGCGAATTGGATGTTCGTGTTCCACTCACCTGAAGCCCAACCAGTAAAGAGCGCAAACCAGTATTCTGTTCCTCTTGTCAAAGTGACGGGTCCGGTGAGGTCAACCCAGCAAACATGCCCTTCGGTTGATGACGTAAGACCCGATATTGTTGTAACCACCAAAGCCGTGCCTGACGCGTTGTATATACCCATACCGACCACGCCTTGTGTTCCTGACTTGTGGAAGAATCCCATCCGGCTGACCTTCTTCGTTGTATGGCAATAGACTTTGGAGAAGTGAATCTTATTCTCATTTTCGGACGCGGATTCCTGAGTGCTGTCGGACAATGATAGAGAATAGTTTTCTATCGAAGGAAGTTCGGGGTCCTGCCACTCCACACCACTTGAAGATACACCTAGAACCTTCCCTTCGTCTCCCGAAGTGGTTTCCAAATTTACAACCAAATTGTTGTAATTTGTCATCACCCCGGCCGGGAGTGGAATACATGAAGATGTGTCGGGAATTGTGGCGGTAAGGTGTAGGCTAGGCACTATGTGAACAAAAGGTGATGAAAATGTAATCACCCCACTGGTGGCCGGGGCGCTCAAATGAACACCATCGCCATATGACATTATACTAATGCCGTGAGATGTATCTCGTGAATTATTGAATATTGTTAAGTCACCTGACGTAGCACGTATAGCAGTTTCGGTGCCCTCCATATACAAATCATCAGCCAAATAAATTTTTGAATGCGAAGATGTTATAGGTGAATACAAATATGTATAGTTGGGGGTGAACTCCGCATATGGACGGGCTGTGTTGCCGGCAGAAGTGAATATGTAGGTGTTTTTCGCGGCCAAACTTATGTTGTTTGTAGGGGCGGTCAAGTCAATATCACCACCTGACATCTGAATACCGCTGGTGGGGGCTAGGATAGTAACCTTATTACCACTTAAGTGTGTCGTCCCCATTACGGCACCACCACTCCAGCTAGGTGGATATTCGGGATTTGTGGAAGCCGCTAAAAGAGTAATAGATTTGGCCATGGCGTCGAGACTCGAAGCGGAAGTTCCCGAATACGACAACTGCATGTTTGTCGGCGTCCAGCAAGCAGATGTGGGGAAGTCCAATCTTATGCTACCGGAAGTCATTTGCATCTTGGTGGCATAAAGTTTGTCGGTTTCCGCACTTGTAACCAATGATATGGATTCCCCAGCAGAATCCACTATACTGATAGGACCACTAAACGATACAGCAGAAATCGTAGCCGCACTCGTGTTGGTGGCCCCTGATGAAGATATATTAACCGTTGATTGGTTGGATTGAATTGTTATTGGGGCCGGAGTTTTTATGTTTATAGGGTAGTCGGCCGACAATGTGGCTGTTCCCGCTGAATATATACCCAAATTTGCACTAGTGTTGATATTTAGAGGACCATTGCTGTTTATCTTTGTAAAAGAATTTGACTTAACTTCTGTCCCTGAAGCATTGGCAACTATACCCTTATTAGAATCTGTCGTAAGAAGATATGCGTCGCTGCCTTTCAAGTGAACATATTGTCCGGCGTCGACTTGAAAATTACCTAATGCAGAAGTCAGAACATTCAAAGCACTTGTGGCCACAGAATTGGAAGCCGAGGTCACCACCTGATAACCCTTTGTGGTGATTTCCGAATTAGCTGATATAGACACCGAATTTGCTTTCGTGTCCATCGTGCCTGAAGTGGTTATATTGACACCACTAGTAGCCGACGTATTTAATGTTTCTACGCTTTGATTGAACGCAGAAGTTTCTAGGTCTATCTGATTCTGCCTTACATCCACAAAACTTGTTTCTGACATGGCAACCCTTTATTGAAATGAAAACACTTTATTGTATTTATTGACGACAAAAAAGAAACCGAGGAATCCTCGGTTTCTTGATTCATAATTCTATTAAGCAGAGGCCCCACCACCCATAGGATCGGGTCTCTTGTCGGGACGTGTATCTGTTTTTCTATACAGAGCCGCTATTTTCTTGAACTCGTCAAAAGTCAACTTCACTTCATTGTCGTATTGGGTGTCCTCTATTTCCACCTTTTTCGTTTTTAGGTTCAAGGTCACTAAATACTGACCACACTCGATAGACGGGTTGGTCACTTCCTTTTCCTTGTCGTCATCTTCCTTGTATTTGTCGGACTTCTTGTCGATTTTGGCGGGGTCCTTTGCCTTCTCTTCCTTTTTGGCGGAATCCCCTCCCTTGTCGTCGCTTTTCTTATCGTCCTTAAGCAAGTCGCCAATGGCATCCTCACGAAGCCACTGAGTTTCCTCTTCAAACCATCTATTTCCTGTATAAAGGCCCATGAAACACCTCTTTGTATCTACTAGGTATTTATTACTTCTCCCAACCCCTTATCACACCGCCCACACCAAAGTTTGCGGCACTGAATCCTAGGCGGTCTACCAATTTATAACCGTTCCCCGACAAATGGTCTATGGCGACAAATCCTTCGGGAGCGGTAACCTTTAATCCATTATTGGTCCTCAAGAAGCACGATAGATACGAAGCCTGATTCAACTTGGAGACAATCATCATCTTGATATTGACCAAAGTCGCTATCAGTTTGAACACGTTGACCAACTTTCTTCTAGTGGTGGAGTTCAACTTCTTGAAAATTTCGTTGTATTTGTCCATGACCTCTTGCTTCTTTTTGACGGTCTTGAACTTGGACAATTCTATATCCAACCCACCGTGAATATAGTCCAACCACTGCTCGGCAAATTCGGTTGCGTCCTTGTCTGTCATCAGTTCCTTGCCTATACGGATTCTAGAATTATTGAATGTATTGGCTTTGGCCCTCAATTCTTCGTCATCCGAAATCAAGTTTATCGTGGCGTCGTCAATCTTTGAAAGAAGATTCTTGGCGTCGGCAATCTTTTGTTCACACTCGTCCGTTTCATCTTGAGTGAATGTGGCGTTGCCGGTTTCATCTCTAAACTCAGCGTCCACAGACCACACCGATTTGACTTTCTTAAAATTGGAAGCTATGGATTTTCCAAATGAAGCGGTCAAGTCCTTTATGGAATCTCCTGTATATGTAGTATGCCAAGCAACACCTATTTCAGCCGATTGAATTTCCTTGGCCAAATCTGATTCCGCTGGAACTGCATAAACAATGGTATTGGGTTGGAATGTGATATAATCTTCACCGTCTATCTTTTCCTTTTTGAGGTCGCCTTTGGTGAACATTATATCGCCTTGATAAATACCATCTATGCCTATCTTCTTCAAGTTGTCAAAGGCGACGGTCAACTTCTTGTTCAAGTCTCCGTCGGTATCGGCGTCTATATCCGCATGGGACTTGTATATCTTCGGGTTTTTAGCGAAGATACCCTTTTTGGCAACGAAGAATTTTCCGTCCTCGGGGTCTTTGCCGGCGAAAACAGCGGGAGCCCCGTCCCATTTAACGGTAATTCCAAATTCTTTGTTTCCGTGGCCAGAAATTTCGTCTTTGACCCCTTCCAAATATCTTATGGCTTTCTTCGCACCTTCCTTGCCTTCGTCAAAAACAAGGTCAGTGATATGAGTCATGTGCTTATTGACAGCCTCAATCAAATACGATTCATTCAATAGATCAAAAAACTTCATGATTGACTCTCCAATTTATTCAATTCGTATGCCATATAGAACGGAGACGACGGATCGGTGGAAACTTCATCCGCGAAGTCGTCTGTCATCCATTCATATTCCAAAACATCTCTTTTCGGTAAAGACGGTATCATATGTTCTGATGGATTGTCGCACCAGTTTCTAACAACACTTTCCAACTGGTTTCTAAATCCATTAAGATAATCCATCACCGCTTTGCGAGAATATTCTCCATCAACAGAAAAAATAGAATCCTGGCCCGAAGCCATCGCCAAATGAGCGTTCCACAAACTAGAGAATATATCCGCATACATCACTTCAAGAGTTCTATTGTAGTTTATTCTGCTGAGTTTAACCCCTCTGTAAGAATATATGGTGAGTTCGTTTTCCCACCCCTTGACAAAATTCTTGAACTTGTCGGTGTATCTTTGCTTGACCAAACTCTTGTTTGTCTGTATGTGATTCTGCTGGATTCTATCTTCAAACCAAAGAACCAACCCTTCGTGGGCAACTCCGGCGTAAAGCGAAATGAAATGCGTTATTCTGTCTTTCTTAAGTCCGTCGTCCACCATATCGAAGATTCTTTCAAATCCTCGGGAGATTTCATATTTGGTGGTGTTTATATATGACATCACGTCGCTATGATTTTTAATCAGGCTGTTTATCGCTTTGGTATTGTCGTTGACACTTTTTACAAGTTTTTTGTCCAAACGGTTGAAAATATACAAGACAGCCAGCACACAAATGCACCAGCCTATATTTTCTTGTGTAGCGAAATTCTGTATGAGCGATAAAATACCGTCCATTTTAGACGCCTATGCCTTCTTTATTCTTTTCTTCCTCTTCTTCGTTTTCTTTTTCTACCTTCTTTTCCATTTTGTCAAGAGCGTCGTAGTATTTAGGCCCCAACTCCATTAGGTGGTCCATTGCTATTTCGCGGGCCACTTCAACATAAGGCGTATGTTCCATTTCGACTTTGGCACCGACTTCCAAAACCTTGTTAATGGTTTTTACATCCACACCCCACTTGGCCGCAATGTCAGCCACGCTCTTACCCGAAGCGAGACCACCCTCTATGTGTTCCTCTTGAATATACTGATTCACCCATTCTTTGAAATACATTATGAAATCTCCTTATCTATACGTCCTTAATCCAAGCTTCGTCCAACGCTTTATGGACAGCCTTCTTTTCCAAATTCAAAGGTTCATCATACCCGAATATTTCCTTTTCGGGCAAATCTTCTATCGTGGTAGAACCTGATGTAACTATGCTTTGCGACTCTTCGTTCGTTATAGCCGAAGTCCCGAATTGCTCGGTTCTTATGGATTCCAATATGCCGCTGTATTGCTCGGGGGTCAAATTGGAATAGTCAAACACTTCGGAGAACGGGTCCACACCATAAGTCGCCTTAATCTTCTTGATTATGGCGGCGTTCGTTATCGGTTTGTAGAAGTTCATTTCGGCGGTGAACTCCAAAGAACCGTTCACCGATCTGGTGTCCTCGTTTCCCATCTCTTCCTGAAATTCGGGAGACAACCCGTCCAAAGTGACCTTCACGTCTCTTTCCATGTTGACCGAATTGAACTCTTTGATTCTCAAAGTGCATGAAGGGTCGAACCAAGGTATTATCTGCTCTGCAATTTGACACCAGTCTTGAAACGACTCGGTTCTTATCTCTATCTTGAATCCCACATTCCACGGAACAGGCATCAAGTCCGACATGAAATTGTTTATTGTTTCGTCGGTCACTTCGGCATCTTCGGCCAAAAGGTAACGCCTTTCTCTTTGAGCTTTTGAACGTCCGGCATCGAACTGAAGAGATGTTATTGTCATGGCCATAGTGGGAAGTTGAATGTAATATCTCTTCATTGTCCCATCCTCCATTCTTCTCATGTAGAATTTATGGAGGGGACCAAATTTCAACGGAACTTTCAATTCCTTGACGACATTCCTATGGTCGTCGTATCTTTTGACGGTGATATCGTTGAATAGCGACTGCATAGCCACTACCAAATTTTCAATGGTTCTGTTGTAAAAATACAGCATCGACACCCCGTCTAAAATCTATCGTTATATTTATTGCAATAGAAAAACGGAGAATTTTTATTCTCCGTTTTCTTGATGTCATATATTCGCTACCCA